GCATCTTTACAACAAGGATATGTTTGGGTTGGTGATTCAACTGGTAAAAATACAACAGTTGCAACATCTTCTTTGGTGACAAATTTAAATACAGGAAGTTTAGTAACAACTGCATCATTTAATGATTATACTTCTTCTACAAATAATAGATTAAATAACATTGAAAGTACAACTGCTAGTTTATTAGTAGAAACAAGTAATTTAGAATCGTTTAGTGCAAGTGCATTAGTTTCAATATCTAATTTGAATGCAAGTTCAGCATCTCAACAAGTTAGTATAGATGCATTAAATGTGTTTACAGCATCTCAATCTACTGCAAGCATTGTAACATCTATTAATGAATTAAATACATTTACACAATCAGCAAATGTTAGATTAAATAACATAGAATCTACAACTGCAAGTTTAAATATTTCTGTATCTAATTTAAATGGATTCACTCAATCTCAAAACGCATATAATACTAATAACGATACTAAGTGGTCTGACTTGGGTAGTAAGAGTGGTAGTTGGATTACAGAGAGTGAGACTGGTAGTTTTGCGAGATATGATGTAAGTAATCCATGGTCTGCAAATCAAACATTCACAAACATAAGTGCAACTTCTGCATCTTTCCAATATCTTCAAACAATATTTGAAACTGCTAGTGTAATATATTCATCTGGTAGTAACCAATTCGGAGATGCATTAGATGATACACAAATCTTAAGTGGTAGTGTATTGATTGTTGGTAGTGGTAGCATAAACGGAAATAGAATATTAACTTCACTTGATACCGCATCATTATCAGTATTAAGTGCATCATTTGCAGAAACATCTTCTATCACAAGAAATGTTGTAGTGATTGCAAGAAATAATAACGCATCTACATTAGCAGCAGGAACTGTGGTTCACATTACTTCTGCATTAGGTGATAACCCAGTATTTACAACTGCATCTTACGATACAGAAGCACTTTCTTCAAATACATTTGGTTTATTGAGATATTCATCAGCACCAGGTGCAGATGTTGAAGTTGTTGTAAATGGTGTTGTTACAGGAGTTAATACAGACCCTGTGTTAGGATATACAGCAGGTGATATACTTTACTTATCATCTTCTGGTCAATTTACAAGAGTTCAACCACAAGCACCTAATCAAATAGTAGCATTAGGACAGGTCCTTCGTGCACAACAGAACAATGGTTCGGTATATGTTAGTATTAATAATGGTTGGGAATTAGATGAATTACATAATGTTCAAATCAATTCACCACAAACAGGTGATTTATTACAATACGAAAGTGCATCTTATGGATTATGGAAAAACCGTTCTATAAGTGGAGCAGGTATAACAACTACTTCATCATTTAATGCATATACTCAATCTACTGATGTAAGATTAAATAACTTAGAAACTACATCTGCAAGTGTAAATGTATCCATAAGTAATTTAAATCAATCATCCGCATCTCAACAAGTTAGTATTAATGCAATCAATGCAATAACTAATTCATTGGTAACAGAAGGAGAAACAGGTAGTTTCTTTGTAAGTGCTTCTTTTGTAGATGGAAATAGTATACAATTTTTCCAAGCAGGTGGCTCTAATATGAAAGTTGTAGGACTTGCAACAACCGGGTCTAATACATTCGTAGGAAACCAAACAGTATTAGGACAATTTCCTGATATCAGAATGCAAGGAAATCCACAAGGTAGTGGCTCGCAATATCCTAATTTCAGAATTGTAGTAGATACATTGACATATGCAGTAGATGGAGTATATGGAGGGTTTGGTGTATATGATGATGAAATAGTAGGTGGAAACACAACAATATGTGCATTTGCAGCAAACTCATACACAAGATTTGGTCCAGAAACGGTTGGTGGTTTATTTGGTGGTGGAGTAAATACGGATAGTTCAGATGCAGCCATTATATTAAGAACTGGTAGTGTTGAAATGTATGTAGAAAAACCAACAGCATTTAGATTTCCAGTTGATATAACAGGTAGTTTGAATGTATCAGGTAATTTAACTGCATCATTACAACAAGGATATATCTGGGTAGGTAATGCAGCTGGCAAAACAACTGCAATATCAACCGGCTCATTCATAACAGAATCTGAAACAGGCTCATTCTTTGTATCTGCATCTAATTCAAATAATAGTAATGTAATAACTTTCTTCCAAGCAAATGGTAATGCATTTGGTATTACAGTAGCTACAGGAAGTCTTGAATCATTAAATCAAGCTACTGCATCTTTACAAGCATTTACTGCAAGTGCTGAAATATCAATAACTAATTTGAATGCAAGAACAGGCTCATATGCAACAACTGGAAGCAATTCATTCAATGGTAATCAAATAATTACTGGTAGTGTTTATATTAGTTCATCAGCTGCAGTAGATTTAAGAGTAGAAGGACAAGTATATATCAGTTCATCTGCAACAGGCGGTACAACTGCACCTAGATTGACAGTATCAGGCTCAGCTGGAACTTCTACAATCAATAGAAATAGTATTACAACAAGAAATCTTACTAATTCAGCTGCATTAAATCCTTCAGCAATATTCAATGGTCTTTTAGCAACAAACGATGAAATTGGTTTTGCTGTTGACCCAGCTGCCGGTGGAATTAGTGGATGGACAACAGGTCCTACAATATATGTAAATAATACTGCAGGTGATACTTACCCAGCAGTATTCGGTTTCCAAAACAAAGCAAACTATACTGATGGCAGAGTAACAGTTTTAACTCCATTGATTGTAAATAATGGATTACAAGTTACCGGTTCGACAGCAATAAGTGGGGCAATTGAAATAAAAGGAAATGTAAATCAAATAACAGGAAGTATAACTGCATTCGGTAATATAAGAACAACTAATGGAACATTTACTTCATCTATTAATGGTGGATTAGAAATTGATGGTTTAGGATATGTTGGTTCAGGATCAGCAGGTGCATTCTTTATTGGAACAACTACACAAGATTTAAAAATACAAAACTGGTATTCTTCTTCAGTAGATGGTAAGAATATTGTAATTGAAAACTATTCACCAACAGGCTCAGCAAGTCCAATATTTGGTAAAGTTGCATTGAGAGCAAGAGGTGTGGGTGGTGCAGTAACAGTTGAAAATACATCTCAATTTAGAGTTGAATGTCAAACCCAAATAACAGGTAGTTTAACGGTTTCAGGAAGTTTAAGTGCAGATGGTGATATTAAATTTGCAAGTGGTAGCAATAAAACTACTGGATTTGTAACAGCAGATATAAATGGTACAACTGTGACAAATAGTTTAGTATCAGCAAATTCTATGATATTCTTAACTCCACAAGCTTTAGATTCAGGTGGTAATCCAGTAGATAGATTTACCGTTTATGATAAAACATCTGGCTCATTTAAAGTTAAAACAGACAATGGTGCAGCAACTACACAATTTGCTTATTTAATCATAAATCCTGTATAATAATAAAAAAACTACTATAAATTAATTTACGATTGTTAAACTTAAAATAAAACAAACATGAACGCGAAACAAGTACTAAATAAGATAATGACACTTTTAGCAAAAGATGAAGTAGAATTAACTTATGCAAAATTAGCAGATGGAACAATAGTTGAATCAGCTACATTCGATGTAGGTGAAGACCTTTTTGTTGTATCTGAAGACGGAACAAAAACACCAGCACCAGATGGTTTCCATGATTTAATGTTGAGAGACACAGAAGGAAACGAAACTTTATTAAAAGTAAAATCTGAAGGTGGTAAAATTGTTGAAAGAGAAAATGTTGAAATGGCTGATGCTGATGCATCAATGGAAGAAGTTAAAGACTTGCCAAACACAGATGTAAAATCAAAAGCAAACGAAGTTGCTGACATTAAATCTCCAGCTAACAATGAAAAAGGTTTAAAGCCAGCATCTATGATGGCTGAAGAAACTGACACAGTAGGTCCATTACCAACAACTGGTGACGGAATGCCTGCAGAAAACGACCCTTCAACAGAAAAAGATACTGAAGAAGATACACCTGAAATTGAAATTGAATTGAAATCTATGGTTGAGAAATTAGCTTATAGAATAGAGGAAATGGAAAAGAAGATGGAAGAGATGGGTAAAATGAAAATGGAAGAAGAAGTTGTTGACAAAGAAGCTGATGTAAAAGAAGAAGATGATGTTGAAATGGAATTACCAAAATTAGATGGTGCTCCAGTTGAAACTAAAATGTCTTCAGTAGAAGCAAACAGAAAAAATTATGGTAAGAAGATAATGAATGCTCAAGATTCTTTCTTATCTAAACTTTATAAATAAAATTATTAAAAAACCAAAAAAGGTAAAAATGAAAAAAATTCAAAAATTTACTGAGCCGCAAATCACTTCAACTTATGCAGGTGAGTTTGCAGGTCAATACATCGCAGCAGCGTTGTTATCAGCAAGAACTTTGGATAACAAATTGATTGAAATTCACCCTAATGTGAAGTACAAAGAAGTTATCCAAAAATTAGATGTAAGCGGTATCGTACAAGATGCTTCTTGCGATTTCACAACTTCAGGTAGTGTAATATTAACTGAAAGAATCTTAACTCCAAAAGAATTACAAGTTAACTTACAATTATGTAAGCAAGAGTTTGTAGCATCTTGGGAAGCTCTTCAATTAGGATATTCTGCATTTGATTCTATCCCTGCAAACTTCAACGACTACTTAATTTCTTATGTAGGTGGTAAAGTAGCAGAAGCAACTGAGCAATCAATCTGGCAAGGAACTAACACAAACGGTTCTTTCTTAGGATTTGAATCAGCATTCTCTGCTTCAATCGCAGCAGGTGGTGCAGGTGCAGTATTAGCAGCTAAGTCTGGTAGTGTTATTATCTCTGGTAGTATCACTTCAGCAAACGTGTTAGACAAAATGAACTCTGTATTAAACACAGTACCTGATGCAGTATATGGTAAGCAAGACTTATTATTCTACGTTGGTACAGGTGTTGCAAAGGCTTACCAACAAGCTTTAGCTGGTGGTGCTATCGGTGCAAACGGATGGAACAACCAAATGAACGTTGGTGAAAAACCTTTCAACTTCAATGGTGTTGAAATCGTATTATGTCCTGGTATGAGTGCTAACAAAATCGTTGCAGCTCAGAAATCAAACTTATTCTTCGGAACAGGATTGTTATCTGATTACAACGAAGTTAAAGTGTTAGACATGGCAAACATTGATGGTTCACAAAACTATCGTGTTATCATGAGATATACAGCAGGTGTTCAGTTCGGTATCGGACAAGACATCGTATACTATGGTGCTTACTAATATTAACTAACTAATTAAACTTAACAGATATGCCTTGTAATTTATCAGCTGGAAGAAACGAAGTATGTAAAGATAGTATCGGTGGTTTAGCCGGCGTATACTTCTTAAACTTTACAACTGGGTCTTTCACTAAAAACGGAAGTGGTGAAGTGACTGCATTCCCTTCAGGAAGTACAGTTTACTATTATCAATTGAAAGGAACAAGTGCGTATACTGAGACAGTTAACACATCTCGTGAAAACGGAACTACTTTCTTCTCTCAAGAATTAGTATTGAATTTGAAGAAATTGACAAACGAAATGACTACTCAATTAAAGCTTATGGCTTATGGTAGACCTCAAATCGTAGTTCACACAATGAACGGTGATGCTTTATTAGTTGGTGAAGAAGAAGGTGCAGATGTTACTGCGGGAACTATACAAACCGGGGCAGGTATGGGTGACCTTTATGGTTATTCAGTTACCTTCACAGGTCAGGAAAGATTACCAGCAGCATTCATTAGCGGTTCTACAATATCAAATCCATTTGCTGGATTGGGTGCAAATCCAACGGTAGTTTATGGAACTAATAGCTAAACTCAGTAAATTTTTGAATTTTTTTCATTTTACCTTTTTTTGGGTTTTTAATAATTTTATTTATAAATTTTAGATAAGTAAGAATCTTGATCATTCATTATCTTCTTACCAT